TTGAGTGGCAAAAGAGACGAGATTCCAAGCGACCTACTTGATGAAGATCCAAACCAATCCAAGGATGTTATCTTTTTCTACTTCTATGATCTCATCAATGAAGTATATATACCTTTCAGAGCGACAATCAAAGGGTTGAGTGATCAACATAGTGCCGAGTGGGAAGAAGTTTCATATATTGGCAGAGCAGACAAGCTTTTCATGTACAAAGGATTTTCAAGAGATGTTAATTTCTCATTTACTGTATACGCAAACAGCGCGATTGAGATGCTGCCAATGTGGGAAAGAATAAATTATTTGGTTGGATTGACCAGACCAAGCAAGTATACCGCGCTACCAGATAAACCAATATCTGCAAAACAAAAGAAAGAGCTTTTGGGGAATGCAACCGAAGCACTAAACTTGGCAGATGAAGTTGGTGATGTTGGTGGGCAAGAAGCAGCAAACACCAGAATAGAAGAATTAAACAAAATAAACACAAACGAAACAACGGGAAGAGAAGGAAAATTCATATATCCTCCGATGACAACATTTAGACTTGGTGACATGTATGTTGATCAACCTTGTATCATCAGCAGTGTTGGCGTGAATGTTTCTGATGATGCAAATTGGGAATCATTAAGATCAGATGACTACTATTATACATCAAGTCCATCAAACACAATCAATTTGGAAGGAACAAAGTCTCGTCAACTGCCATTACAAGTTGATGTTTCTGTCACACTGAAGATTCTTGAAAAGGCACTTTCACTAGGAAAGAATGCACATTTTGGAAAGACTGAATATGATCTATCGGGTAATGAAACCAAGAGGTGGGTACTATGAACAGATATACTCCAACCAGTAATAATGTATTTAACAGGTATGATGGTAAAAGGGTATTTAGAACTACGAGATATCCAAAAATACCATACTATTATGATGACATATACATAATAGCAACAGAAACTGATTATTTGGATAGTATGGCACAGAAGTATTACAAAGATCCATCACTTTGGTGGATACTTGCCCAAGCTAACGGAGTAAAAGGAACACTAAAAGCACCAACAGGAAAACAAATGAGAATTCCACAACGAGTGGATTTAATAGTTACAAATTTCAATAAAGCAAACGCAGTTTAAAATCGTTACATAATTTATGCCAGAACCATATAAATTTCCTTGGGGTCTAAAACCATTGGATCCAATGGTGGAAAAAGAATTTCAAAGAAGAATCAAGGATTACAATTTAAATCCAACATCTTCTCCAACCGACGATAAACCATACTCAGGACCAAGAACTGCGTGGGTACGTGTATTTTCAAATGGTATATCAAAGGACGACGAAGAAAATAGTACTCCAAATGGATTTGTTCTTGGAGGAACAGAAGGATTTGACGAGAGTTATGGATTTGCACCATCTGCATATGATATGGAATCAACGGATGGAAAAGTAACAATCGGAGTTGATTGTTGGGGAGATAAACACGAAATATCAGCCACACCAACAGATCCAGAATTGGGAATTGGTTCTGATACTCCACATCGCCCACCACCATCCATAGTATCATTAGAAACAGAATTTTCGGGCGGTAATAATTCTGGATTCAATGCCACGTGCAGAAAAACAAAGATTTCATGGAAATGTTATTCACTTTCTCAACTTGAATATCTTGCTCCATATTTTCTCTCACCAAGAATAACTGTATTGGCAGAATGGGGATGGAACAATTATGATGCATCATCGTTGGTTGATCTTACATCCAAAGAGACATTATACAAGATATTCAAAGGAGATAAAGAGGAGATAGATGACAGAATAAGAAGATCGCATGGCAATTATGACTTGGCGCTTGGATTTATAACCGATTATGGATATACTATGAATGACTTTGGTGGGTTTGATGGATACACTACCATAACCAATGCTAATTATTTGACGGAAGGAAAGTCGTATCAAAATAGACAAGATTCAAAAACAGACAGTTCAGATCCATCTGGTTCATTGAAGCTGAAAGATTTTAAGGAATTTGTATTTGATGATATGGAAAACTTGACCATCAAGAATACAAACGCAAAAACAATAAAAACTCCAACCCCAACATATTCTGGTCCATATGGAGCGGGCGTATATGCTGGAAATTACAATCCGTCATACACAGATGTAAGAGACACTTCAACCGACATAAAACTCAATGTGAAAAACAGAGTTTTCAAGAATGAAGACGACCAATGGATGAGAATGGATCTTGTTGCTGAAATAATAAACAAGTTCTTTTCGATCAAGTTTTTAGATGCAAACAACAAAGAGGTTGATGTAAGAGCAGGTGAACTTGATATCAGAGAAGTTCCTATTTGTGCGCACCCTGCAATAAAATCAACAAACAAGAATTTCATCATACCAAATCAATACGCTCCAAGATTCATATCACGGGACACAACGGATGATGGACTAGAGCCGCGAGGAAGAAGAAAATTAAGCACTATGCAAAAAGTAGGAAGTATGCCTCCGAGCCAAAATCCTTCACCTAATGGAGAATACTTCAAACTATTTCCAAACATCTTAAAAGTTTTGGTGGATAATAAATTGGATGATTCGTATGACAATCTTCTTGAAGCACTGACCAGTGGTGGCGCTAGAGCAAAATATGGTTCATTTCCTCAATATATTGATTATAACGATAACAATGGAAACAAGGGATATCCACAAGCAGGATACTGGGGATATCTTGAGGATATATTTGTATCGGTGAAATACTTAAAAGGATTAGTGGAGAAGAACGAAACCGTGCTTCGTCTTATTGAAGAGCTTCTACAAGGAATATCAGAATGCATGTGCAACATCGCGCAGCTTCAATTGAAGCCAGACACAAAAGGAAATACCACAAAGTTTGTCATTGATAACAATTTCACTCCAATCGGTGACGATAGAAGTGCAGAAAAGCTTCCAAGATTTGTATTGAATGCAACAAACAGTGCATTCATGAAAAGTAATTCCATCACCATAAAGATCAGCACAGACATGATGAATCAGATGGTGATGCAGAGTGCAAACAAAAAACCAATACCTTCTGAATATGGAACTGCCACATACGATCCAAAGAGTATGAAATATAGCACTTTCCAACGCGGAGATAGGTTGTTTAACTGTGGAGTATTCACACCAGATCAGAGTGAAAAATCAAATGGATCAACTGAAAGTGAAAAACAGAAATTCACCAGAATGTTCACAGAGCAAAATCCAGATTTTTATGTTTACACATACAATCCAACCAAGAAAGGGCAGAGTTTTTTGGAAAGACTGGTCGGTACTGGAACAGACGTACCAAATCAAGTATTCATACTCACAGAAACAAATTCTAATTTCCTAAAAACAATACTTCTTGATATGAAGAGCGCAAGCAAGGCTGTGTATACCAATAATGGAATAATGCCCGGCACAGATTTCAAGATGGACTTTTTGGGACTATCTGGAATAACATTCCTTTCACAATTCACATTGGATCATGTACCAAGAGCATATAGCTACAAAAATGCCGTGTGGCAAATATCAGATGTCAGACACAAGGTGGAAAACAAAGTATGGAGCACCAGTATAACTGCTCAAGCTAGACCTTTCATAACAGTAAGTGAAAAACCATGAAGTACAACGACAACATACCATCTGAATATGGTTCATTCACTGAATTGAATGGCGAGTATCCACTTCCATCAAAGCCATCACCAAATAAAAAAGATTATGACAATGGAGTATTTAATCGTGCTTTTTCAAAAAGAATAAATGGAAACATCATAACTGAAGTCAGCATGGAACAGGCAAATCGTTTAAATTCTGAACTATACAAGGTGGTAGTGGCAAAATGGACAATATCAGGGCCAAGAGAAAACAGAATGCTCAACGGTATACTTGAGTATGGAGTCATACAGTCAAACAAATATGAGATTGAGCGCATAAGAAAAGAAGAGGACATTGATCTTTCAAAAGCGTTGAACAATCCTCTTGAATATTGGCGCGGACATTGAGTTCTTGACTTTTTAAGAACAGTCGTACAATATGTAAATGTGCATATTGTAGAAACACAAGACGAGCTTATTTTGATGTGTAGTCACATTGGCAGCGATGCTTTTGTGATGGACGCTGTATGTGTTGATCATGAAAAACATGCAAAAAATAATACTGTAAGTCTATTGATGTTTTACTTTATGTCGTCCAAGAGTTTATGGTGTTTACCTTTGCATCATAATGAGGCACTTCCCATTGCCAATTCACTGAACAAGGTCAAGGAACATCTCAAGTTCTCAATTCATAACAAGTTTGTTTTTGACAAGAAATCGATCATACAACTTTTTGATGAAGACTATGATTTCATTGATATAAGCATACTTAAGTATCTCGACGAGGGAATGCATGATCAAAAGCAACATGAAACAAACGCGCATACTTTTATACGATCAAACTTTAGAGATGTATCAAACATAAATGCATGCACGCCAATCTATAAGCACATCAGATCGTTCAGTGAAAAAGTAAACAATCTTGGTAAGATTAACAACGACATGATTCGTGACGATGGTTTCAAGTTTGTCAACAACACCATGACAAAGTGTTTTGCCAAATTGGAAAATATTGGATTGTGTATAAATGAAAATTTCACAGATGAATTTGGAAACGACCAAACCAAACACATCAAAAATAATTTGGTATTCTCACAATACAATCTTCTTACCAGCACAGGTAGACCAAGTAACAGATTTGGTGGAGTAAATTATGCTGCGCTTAACAAGAATGATGGTAGTAGAGAATGTTTTATCAGCAGACACAAAAACAATGGTATGCTAGTCATGATGGATTATAATGCATTTCATCCCAGACTGATTGCGCATCTTGTGAACTTCAACATGAGCGCCGAAGAAAATCCATATGCATATCTTGCCAAATATTTCTTCAATAAGAAGGAAGCAAATGATGAAGATATTGCTGTTGCTAAGGGATTTACATTCACACAACTATATGGCGGTATAGACAAGAAATGGCTACATATTCCATATTTCTATAAAATCCAAGAATATATTGACCATCGTTGGAAATTCTTTGAGCAGAACGGGTATATTGAAACGCCAAAATACAAGAGAAAAATCAAAGAGTGCCATATTCCAGACGCCAATCCAAGCAAGCTATTCAACTATATTCTACAGGCATTTGAAACAGAAACAGCCGTTGAAGTACTTGGAGATATTCTATCTGAACTAGATGACAGGAAAACACAACCAATATTGTACACATATGACAGCATTCTTTTTGATGCCCATAAAGCAGACAAGATGGACACAATCAAAAAGCTAAAAAACATAATGGAGAGAGGCAAGTTTCCTGTCAAAATATATGTAGGAAACAACTACAAGGACATGAAGCAAATATCCATAGACTAATATTTATAATAAGTGTATATATCACTGTGGGTTTGTGATATATGATGATATTTATATATTATGGATAAAAGCAAGATTATAGAGCATATTCTAAGCGAGTGGGCACTGCGTTCTCACGACGGTTTGGCCAGTGGACATAAAACACTTGAAAACATCGAAGCGTTTGAAGATATATTGCTTGAATGTGGATTGTCTGAGCCAGAAGTTGTAGAGGTAATGGGTCCAATATTCAATGAAGGAAAAGAGCCAGAAATATATGGCGATGATCGCGATTATATTTTTAAGGTAATGGACCCAACCAAAAAAGGACAAATAAAACATTTTATATCGGTAGGACATCCTGATCAGGACAATCACGCAGATAAGTCAATTTACACTGGAAAAAGACAATTTCCAGACAAGAGCTATAAGAGAGCGAACACTCAAAATATGAGCGATGCTTTGGTAAAAGCCGAAAAAGATCCAAAGCTAAAGTTGCTAAGAAATCAAAAATCAGTATCCATAGCAAATGTTCAAAAGTTAAAGAGAGTATTTGAAAATTTCCCAAACCAATCGTTGGTAAACAAATACAAGGCTATGTATGACACTGTGCCGACGATTGAGGAAGCAATTGAAATATACAAAGGAAAAGTATACCCAGAGTTTCAGCCGCTTATCAATGCAATTGATGATGTTAAATTTGCGGGTGGTGGTCGTGGAGAAATACCTATTGTTTTTATTCTAAAAGGAGCAAGATCGGGTGGTGGAACAGAAATGGACATTTTATTCGCTGAACTTGCTGATAAAAAAGGTGGAGTTGAAGTTAAGGAAGTTATTGGTGCAACAATTGCAATAAGTGCGCCAACTTTGACCGGATTCTCAAACTCGGATTTCAATATTGCAATTCACGAGCTTGCACTTGCCGCGAATAAAACTGATGGAATGAAAGACTTCGTTAAAAAAGTATTGGAAGATGATGGCAAATTGTATAAGAAAATGGGTCCATTTGACAAAATGGAAAAGTATAAGACTGCAATCGATTCATTTTTCGAAGATCCAAAGGTGGGAGAAGTTTCTCAATTCTTGTTTGATGCAATCTTCATTGTATCGGAAAAAATAAAAAGTCCAATATCAGGACAGAAGCCAGATATTGGATCGATTGAAATTGATATCGGAAACAAACACCGCGAATTCAAAGTTCCAGACGATCAAGTTGCAGCATTGAATGCAAAGATAGACAACGTAACTGGCGAAAAGGCAGTACTAGATGTTCCAGTTGAACCAAAGGTAGAAAAAGATGACGCGACGATTGCGGAAAAATGTATGAAGCTTTCTTTCTTCAAAGAAAATTGGGATGAAAAAAGAGTACAGGGAGAAGTAATGGAACTCATAACGGATAAGTACAAGAGAATGATCATCATCAGCAAAAAGAAGGGAACCAACGACGCTCAATTATATGATGAAAACAAGATTAAGACGTTGGAGTTCGTGGCACTTGGATTTGGAAAATTGTATATGTATGTACCGGGAATGGGTAAGAGCAAAGCACAAGCTGCTGGAGATATCGGTGCAAACGAAAAACCAACTTCATAAAATACAATGAATAATTTCATAGACAACATAATAACAGAAGCATCGCTGGATGCCAGAATACCAGATGGAATGGTAGATTTGAAAAATACAGAACATCTACAGGTTGTTGCTGAAGCCATGTATGATGCGTGTGGAGACGAAAAGATTGTGAACGAGTTTGTTCAGGCGTTTATGGAGGAAGGTAAGCACCCTGAACGCCAAGCGTACAATAAAGATGGATGGCTCGTAACATTCCCATCAGCCGAATATAAACAGAAGGCAATTAAAAAAGGAACGCATTTTTCATCCGATCCAACACACGGTAAAGGTGGAATGAACTTGTATTATAAAAAGCGTGGCAAACAAAAGAGACAAACTCAGCAAGCGGTGTCGGCAACCCAGCAAGTAGAACCTGCAACTGGAAAACCTACTCCGCAGAAAAAACCAGCAACTGCGCCTCAAGCAAAACCAACGACAGCTGGTGGAGCAGAAGATTCAGCCACAAGATCAGCAAGATTGGCATCGTTGACAGCAAAGTCAGGAGCTTCAAAGGAACCTTCACAAGCTCCCGAACAAGCTCCAGCCGATACAACCGAACCATCATCCGCCACAGCCGCCGCTCCAGCAGATAAACAGGCAGCTACAAAGCCAGCGGAAGTACCTGCAATTGATGTACCAGTAGTCACCACACCGCCAGATCAATATGCATCTGTATCAAAGAAGTTTGCATCCCAGAAAGGATGGACATCTACTCCATATGGAGAATATAGAGATGCCGAAGGCAACCCTGTTGCGGTTACTGGGTTAACTGGAGAAGTTGTTCCTATAAGGTCAAATGATCGCGAAGAATATAAAATCTTTGCAGAAAAGAATATGCCTAAAGTATAACACATATGCCAGAGCATAACACACAACTATTGTGTACTTTTTCCAAAAAGGACACGTATATGCAAGAGATAGAATCTATCTCCGAATATTATCAGGTAGTTGATGGAAAAGTGTATGTGCTAGAAAGCAAATCAAACTCAAACGAAATATTTCTTACATACAATGTAGTAAAGAATGGTGGGCAATTTTATCCCAATACAATTTCAGTACATCGTAAAAAAGAATATAATATCATATACAGTATAAATGCATTGAACGGATTGATACTTCATGAGAACAACGGAGTACAATCATCAAGCCACAAGATAGCTTGGGAAAATTACAGCAATTGTTTCATATCAGCAAGAGATGGAAAAGTGAAAATCACTCCAACAAAATTGCTGAAAATTTATCGTATAAATTAACATATATACTTGACGGATTGTTCATATGGGATATAGTTATATCCGAATTAACGAATGAACAATTAACGATTGAAAAAAATGACCTTGGGTTATTTATAGATTGACGATTGCCATTTATTAGTTCATAGTATTCAACATTGACCGAGTTGAGTACTTTCAAATTGGTCAAACAACATTAAACATTAACGAATAAAAAATTATGCCATTAGATCTAAACAAAATTAAGTCGCGTCTTGATACACTCAAGAACAACACTACAAAGTCCACCGCGCTGTGGAAGCCGCAGGGCAAACAAACGATCCGTATTGTTCCCTATTCTCACAATCTCGAAAATCCGTTCATTGAACTGCTTTTCCATTATAACATGAACGGAAAGACATATTTGTCTCCGTCCTCATTTGGTCGTCCCGACCCCATTGTTGAGTTTGCCAACAAACTCAAGAAGAGTGGATCCAAGGATGATTGGAAGCAAGGTCGTGCACTTGAACCAAAGCTTCGCACATATGTTCCTATTCTCGTTCGCGGACAAGAGTCCGAGGGTGTGAAGTTCTGGGGCATGGGCAAGCAGGTTTATCAGGAACTACTCGCGATCATTGCCGATCCCGATTACGGTGATATCACTGATCTCAAGACTGGACGCGACATCACTGTCGAGTTCAAGACAGCGGAGGAAACTGGAAAGAGTTTTCCCGAGACCACAATCCGTGTCAAGCCAAACACTAGCATTGCATTCGATCCAAGTGAAAATGCAGTGAAAGAGAAGATCAAGAATCAAAAGAATGTCACAGAACTGTTCCCTGAACTGACTTACGAAGAACTTGCTGCTGTGATGGATACTTGGCTTAATGCATCCGAAGCAAATCCTGATGGTGAAGTTGCACCGGAAACCTCCGAGACAACTGAAACATCCGAAGAAGCTTCTGCAAAGCCTGTTCAGAGCGCAACAGCAAAGGCGGCTATCAAGCCAGCTAACTCCAGCAAGGCAATTGCTGACGAATTCAACGACTTGTTCAACTCGTAAGAGTTGGATGTTGGTGAAATGATTAAGTGGGGTGTGCCGCGTGGGTGCGCGGCACACCTTTAATCTCAACTATAAACATTATGGAAAAAGAAAAAAAGAAAAAGTCTGTTGAAGTAGAATTGACTTCTGGTAGAGATGAATTGGCGGAATCTATTGCTGAATCACTGAATAAAAACAGTGATGGCAAGGTTGCGTTTTTTCTTGATGCCGAAGATGACCCGTCACAAATTACCGATTGGGTATCAACTGGCAATAGCTTGGTTGATCTTACAATCGCAAATCGTCCTAATGGAGGACTACCCGTTGGTCGTATTACCGAACTAACTGGACTAGAAGCATCTGGTAAGAGTCTTATGGGAGCACATCTTCTTGCTGAAACACAACGCAAAGGAGGATTGGCGGTATTTATTGACACTGAAACGTCTGTGTCCACCGACTTTCTAACTGCGATTGGAGTTGATATACCAAAGATGATGTATATCAACGTAGACACGGTGGAGGATGTATTTGACAAAGTTGAAGAGATCATTGCACTTGTTCGCAAGTCAAACAAGAATCGTCTTGTTACAATTCTTGTTGATTCTGTTGCCGCTGCTTCTACAAAGAAGGAATTGGCTAGCGATCATGGTGCCGATGGTTATGCAACGGGCAAAGCTATCGCCATCAGCAAGGCGATGCGAAAGGTCACAGGATTGATCGGCAAGCAGCGCATCTGCCTGTGTTTCACTAACCAACTTCGTCAGAAGGTTGGATTTGTTGGCCTCGGTGATCCTTGGACAACAAGCGGTGGCAAGGCTATTGCTTTCCACGCCTCCCTTCGTCTGCGGTTGCAGCAGATGAACCAGATCAAGAATGCCGACAAACAAACTGTTGGTATCCGCACAAAGTGCAAAGTTGTCAAGAACCGCATGGGTCCACCTATGAGAACGGTTGAATTTGATATCTACTTTGATCGCGGTATCGACAATTATAGTAATTGGTTGGAACATCTCATTGAATGGGATATTATTACTAATGCTAAAAAGGTGAAAGTCGCCGGAGAAAAGAAAACAAAGAAACAGATTGAAGAGGAAAAAGAAGAAGACAAGAAGGCAAAAAACCTACAATTCATCATGGAAGTCGCTGGTAAAGAACCAGAGACAGTCGTGTTTGAAAAGAAGGACTTGCCAAAATTGTTGAAGGATCGTCCAGAATGTAGAGAATACTTGTATACCAAGTTGTGTGAAAACTTCGTAATGAAGTACAAGGCTCCAAATTCTGAAATCTCGGATGACGTTGAATATGACGAAGCATCTGAAGGTTCCAACGAATAAAAACAAATGACCATGTGGAGTGAAATACCTCCACACGGTTATCATATCATGAAGCAAGAGGAAACAAAAAAGAAATTCTCATCCATCTTTTCTCAGATAAAAGCGGAGCATGCTGCTTTGCCTGTAAACACGAAGAAAGAAAAGAACAGCGATGTTCTCGTTGTTGATGGAACAAATAATTTCATTCGTTGTTGGACTGTGGTTCCAACATTAAGTGATAATGGTGATCATGTTGGTGGAGTTTCTGGTTTCTTGAGCAGTCTTGGTTATACAATAAAACTATTACGCCCGACCAGAGTCATCATTGTATTTGATGGTAAGGGCGGAAGTGAAAGACGCAGAAAGTTATATCCACAATACAAAGAAGGACGCAAAGTAATGAAGCGTCTTAATCGTGCATACGAGGAAATGTCTGACACTGAAACTGAACAGAAATCAGTGGTCGAACAAATGGGTAAACTTGTATCATTCCTACAAGAACTTCCTGTGAGTGTAATTTCAATTGATCATATTGAAGCTGATGATGCTATTGCATATATTGCTACACAAATGTATAAAGATGGTCGAGTCACAATCATGAGTGGCGACAAAGACTTTATGCAGTTGATTAATGACCGTGTCCAGATTTGGAGTCCAATCAAGAAGAAGGTGTATGGAATTGCCGATGTAATCAATGAATATGGTATTCATCCTACGAATTTCATATACTATCGCATACTTGAAGGAGATTCATCTGATAATATTGATGGAGTAAAAGGAATCGGATTAAAGACAGCGATCAAGAATTTTCCTATGCTTACTGAAGCAGAAGAAACATCTGTGGAAAAAATTCTATTACGCGCAAAAGATTGCGTCAATGAAAAGAAAGCATATGCATCTGTGGTTGAACATGCCGAGATTGTTCAAAGAAATTACACACTGATGCAATTGAAGAACCCAGATTTTTCTCCTTCACTTCAATTAAAGATACAAGAAGGCACAGAGCACATTTATGCTTTCAATAAATTTCATTTCATTCAGAAATTAACCACACATGGAATGCACTCCAGTATTCCCAATTTCCATGTATGGCTTCAGGAAGTATTTTATCCGTTGTCGGTTTTTGCAGCATCTTAAATGTTTCAATATTTAATCGTTGACGGAGCGACGACAGTCGTATAGCTTTATATTCACTTAATCATATGGCACCAGTAATTATAGACAACCTACATAAGTTTGGCTTGGATTTCCAAGTTAAAATCATCGCGAGCATTCTCACGGATAGATCTTTCCTAGAGCGTGTGGTAGATATCATTGATGTGGAGGCGTTTGAAAATTCCGCCCATCAATGGATACTGAAGGAAATCATCCATTATCACATGGATTATAAGGAATTGCCTACTATGCAAGTATTCAAGGTCCGTGTTGATACCATTGAAAACGCCGAATTGAAGGAATCTGTAACTGAACAACTTCGTCGTGTATATAGCAAGGTCAGCGAAACAGATCTTCAGTTTGTACGTGAACAATTTCTTGAATTTTGCAAGAATCAAAAGCTCAAGGGTGCTATCATGCAGTCGGTTGATCATCTTCAATCTGGACAGTATGATAGAATCAAGGCGTTGATTGATCGTGCCATGAAGGCTGGTATGGAACGTAATCTTGGTCACAATTATCACAAGGAAGTTGCTGGGCGCATGAGTGAAATGTGCCGTAAGACGATCTCGACTGGATGGGAAGTTGTTGATTCGCTCATGGATGGTGGTCTTGGACCGGGAGAACTTGGGATTGTCGTTGCACCCGCTGGCATCGGCAAGTCTTGGCTGCTTTGCAGTCTTGGCGCAAAAGCAATGAAGCAGGGTAAGAATATTGCTCACTTCACACTTGAGCTTAATGAAAATTATGTCGGTCTGCGCTATGACTGCTGTTTTACTGGAATTGATTTTCAGGAAATCAAGCATCGTCAAAGTGATGTTGAAGAAGCAATCAAGCAAATTGATGGAAAACTGTTTGTAAAGTATTTCCCACTCAAGACAGTTAGTGCCCAGTCTCTTAAGTTTCATATTGAACGCATTCAAGCACTTGAAGGGATCAAGATTGATGAAATGGTTGTCGATTATGCCGACATTCTTCGTCCGCTTGAAAAAGATAGCAACAGCAACAGTTATAGTGAAGCTGGTGGTATCTATGAAGAACTGCGCCAAGCCGCTGGTGAACTTCAGATTCCTGTATGGACTGCTTCACAGACAAACCGAAGTGGTGGACAAGAAGATGTTGTTCAGGCTCATAACATTGCCGACTCATATCGCAAGATCATGACTGCCGACTTTGTTATCAGCGTTTCTCGTAACACAAACGACAAAGCGAACAATACTGCTCGCTGCCATGTAATCAAGAACAGATTTGGACCAGATGGCATCACATTGTATGCGCGAATGGATACAAGCAAAGGTCAAATTGAATTGTATGATTCAAAATCTTCAGAGTCGATGCAAATTCAAGCAGAAATGCAGGACTCGGACAATAGTGTAAAGAATACATTGAGAAGTAAATGGAATGCTGCTCGCCAAAAGGAAAATGGCGAAAATGCATATTTGTGAGAAAATTTTCTAAAATTTTTTTACAAGATTTATTTTTTATATAAAGTATTTATTCCTCACACAACTAACCGAACGGAAGGAAATTTTATGACTATATTTGATGAGCAAATTGCCAGAAAACCAAATCGCTATCCTTGGGCACAAGAATATATAGACGCCATGTGGGCTGGACATTGGACTCCAAACGAGTTCACATTCACAAGCGATCTTCAGCAATACAAAACTGAATTGACTCCACAAGAGCAAATCATCATCAAGAACGCACTTAGCGCAATTGGTCAGATTGAAATATCTGTAAAGAAGTTTTGGACCAAGCTAGGCGACACTCTTCCACATCCTGCACTAAGTGACCTTGGAATCACAATGGGAAATATTGAAGTGATTCACAACAATGCATATGAAAAACTGCTTGATGTGCTTCAAATGCAAGATGTATTTGAAGAGAATCTAAAACTTGATATCATTCAAGGCCGAGTAAAGTATCTTCGTAAATATTTGGATAAGGTATATACGGACAATCGTAAGCAGTATATATACTCGCTCATTCTTTTCACATTATATGTAGAGAACGTGTCTCTATTTAGCCAGTTTTACATTATTAATTGGTTTAATCGTTACAAGGGACTGCTAAAAGATACAGCACAGCAAGTAGCTTATACAGCAAAAGAGGAAACTCTTCATGCTTTTGCTGGGGTAAAGATCGTGAATACAATCAGAGAAGAACTCCCAGAACTATTTGATGCTGCGTTAGAGGAAAGAATCCTTCATGAAGCTACTGAGTCATATAATGCAGAGTGTAGAATCATCGATTGGATGATTGGCAACTATTCTGATGAAAAAATCAGCGCAGACATTCTAAAAGGATATGTACAGCGCCGTCTAAATGATTCATTGGAAATGATTGGGTTCCATAAAATTTTCAATGTCGATCCATCAATTATTGAGTTGACTACTTGGATGGATGAGGATGTAATGGGTAATACTATGACAGACTTCTTCCATAAGAGACCTGTTGAATATGCTAAGAAAACACAATCAATTCAAGCCGACGATCTATTTTAATTTATGAGTAAGGATATATACTGGTTAAACAAGGATAGCATTACCTTTTTGGAACGAGGATATCTTCCCAAGGGCCAAACCGCCCTTGAGAGAATCCACGAAATTGCAAAGGCTGCTGAAAAAATCTTAAAGAAAAAAGGCTTTGCTGAAAAGTTTGAGTCTTATATGCACAAGGGATGGTATAGTTTGTCATCTCCTGTATGGGCAAACTTTGGAAATGGACGTGGATTGTCTATTTCATGCAATGGTTCGTATATATCCGACACAATGAATAGTATTTTGGAAAAGACTGCTGAAGTTGGCATGCTTACCAAATATGGTGCTGGTACATCTGGTTACTTTGGTGATCTACGTGCTCGCGGAACTCCAATTAGTGTTGGAGGAACAAGTTCTGGTCCTATCCATTTTATGGAGATGTTTGACTCTGTTACAAGAGTTGTGTCTCAATCAAATGTTCGTCGTGGATCATTTGCAGCTTATCTTCCCATTGATCATCCCGATATCATGGAATTTCTTGGTATTCGTGAAGAAGGACATGCCATTCAAGACTTGAGTATTGGCGTTTGCGTCAATAATAAGTTTATGAAGAAGATGATTGATGGAGACAAGGATGCTCGTGCTGTTTGGGCAAAAGTGTTAAAGAAACGGTTTGAATCTGGTTATCCATACATTTTCTTCAGCGATAATGTAAATGATAATGCTCCTCAAGTATATAAGGACAAGAAAATGAAGATTCATGCTTCTAATCTTTGCTCTGAAATCTGTCTAAGTTCATCTCCTGATGAAACATTTGTGTGCAATCTATCATCTATGAATCTTCTTCATTATGATGATTGGAAGACAACAGACGCAGTTGAGACGCTTACATATTTCCTTGATGCTGTAATGGAAGATTATATTCACGCAACTGAAAATATTCCATTCTTAAAGACTGCTCATAACTTTGCTAAGAATCAACGAGCGCTTGGTATCGGAGTATTGGGTTGGCATTCTTATCTGCAAAGCAAGATGATTGCTTTTGAAAGTATGGAAGCCAAAATGCTTAATACACAAATTCATCGTACAATTCGCGACAAGAGTTATGCAGCAAGCAAAGAAATGGCAAAGGAATATGGTGAACCGGCACTACTCAAAGGCTATGGAATGAGAAATGTGACCACAATGGCTATTGCTCCTACAACGAGTAGTTCATTTATTCTTGGTCAAGTATCTCCAAGTGTTGAACCGCTTAACAGCAATTACTACACAAAGGATCTTGCCAAAGGAAAATTCACATATCGTAATCCATATCTTGAAGCTGTATTGGAAAAGCATAATAAGAACACTCAAGAAGTGTGGAAGACCATTCTTATCAAAGGCGGCTCGGTCCAACATCTTGAATTCTTATCTGACCACGAAAAGGAAGTGTTCAAGACATTTGGTGAAATTTCCCAAAAAGAAATCATCATTCAAGCGGCTGCACGCCAAAAGTACATCGATCAAGGGCAATCTATCAACCTTATGATTCACCCCAAGGTTTCAGTCAAAGATGTAAACCAACTGCTTATATTCGCATGGGAACAGGGTGTAAAGTGTCTCTATTATCAACGCGGCACAAACCCAGCCCAAGAACTAGGGCGCAGCATTCTTGAATGCAAGAGTTGTGAAGCATAAGTTAACTTATAAAAACAAAACAAACCACCGTATTATCGGTGGTTTTTTATTGCCGTTTACTATTTATATATTAAACATATATACATCCATTTATGAACAGAGATCTTCTAAAAAAAGCTATCAAGAAAATCGTACTACAAGAAATCACTAATAATCAATTTGGTATTCCTACACAAATAGACAAGAAGGATCCTATTGGAGAAAAAGAACTGAGCAAGGCTATGGGAAAAGATGCTCATGTAAGTAAAATACTTGGCACAGGAAAAACGGCAGGAATCACGGATAAACAAGTTGTTCAGTTGAGTAAAAATTGCGATCATTGTTATGATGTTGTATCAGTAACAAATGAATCAGAGCGTAAGATTGCTCGCGGTGTTTCACTTGAAGCTGCAATGGAACTTGTAAAGCAGCATGCCAAGGATTCTGAAAAAACATATGTTCAAAAAGCATACGACAAAACATACCAAGGTCATGGACTAAAGGCAGATAAGAAAGAAGAAAAAGAAGAAGCAGACAAGATGGATGATGTTGACGAAGAAAAGCAAGTTGATATCGCAGACGATACAACTGAAAAAGGCGACGGCAAAGGAGATAAAGAAGTTGCCCCAGTAAGCAAAGATACATCTGCACCACTTGGTGGTGAACTTGTTGACAAGATTGAAAAGATCATTGACAAAGTATTGAAAGACAAGACAAAGGCCGATGCAAAGTCTGCATATTTGAAACACGACACAGACACAGAAAGTCCAAACAAATTGACAACAAAGCTCAAGGACACTCCTTCTCTTAAAGAAAAGAAGGCATAAAGCGTTTTGAATAGAGACACAATATAATACAGTCTTGCTCAACTGTGATTGTATGAGCAACTTACAAAAGCCCCGCAATACGCGGGGTTTTTTGTTGACTTTGTATAAAAAGTGTTCATAGTGACTACATATGAATAAGACCAATAAGATTTATATGACCACTGATATCAAGGCCACGGTTGATGCTGCGGCTCAAATCAAGCCCAAGAAGTTGTTTCTCAAAGACTTGAAGTGGCGATATCTTGTTCGCAGTGCATTGCGTGGAAAGAATATTCTCATTATTGGTCCATCTGGTTCTGGAAAAACATTTGCTGTGCAATCGCTTGTAGATGCATTGGATATTCGTGACAGATATTTCTATATCAATATGGGCGCGACTCAAGATCCGCGTGCTGCACTTATTGGAAATACTCATTTCAACAAAGAGTCTGGTACACTATTTGATGAATCTCCATTTGTAAAAGCACTTCGTACTCCTAATAGCATCATCCACCTTGATGAACTTTCTCGCGCCCATCCTGATGCATGGAATATTCTTCTTACTCCGCTTGATTATATTCAACGATATCTTCGTCTTGATGAAAAGCTTGGTAGTGAAAAAGTTCAAGTCGCGGAAGGAGTTTGCTTCGTTGCCACGGCAAATGTAGGCAATGAATATACCGCAACTCGTGTGATGGATAAAGCCCTACTTGATCGTTTTACGGTCAAGATTGAAATGGATATTCTCAATCAAAACTCTGAGATGGAATTCATCAAGGAGCATTGTCCGAATGCAGACATGAACATCATGCTGTCTATTGTTGAAATCGCCGCTGCTACAAGAGAATTTACTCATCAGGGTAAGCTTTCCAAGTTCTTGTCCACACGCAGTGTCAAGGAAATGGCAGAACTTACAATTGATGGATTCAATCTCATTGAACTTGCCGAAATGATCATCTACCCCGACTATCCAGATGATGGTGGAGTTGACAGTGAGCGAACAATGGTCAAACAGATTGTTCAGAAATATGTTGCGGCAGATGGAAAATCTGATGCACTGTATGGAAATCAGAACACCAGCCGTTATGCAGATCAACCTCCTTTTTAACACATGAAGGAAAAATACACAGAGTATTCCAAGTTTTGGCTTGGAGAAGAATTTTTTTCCGAGAAACTTGACACGGACGATACATATGGTCTGCTTAAGTTGTCTGCATATCGCAGAGCTATTGGAAACTTTGTGTATATTCTCACAGGCAAAAATATTCCTGTGAGATTTGCCGAAAATTCAACCTCCATGACAGACGGCAAGGTTGTTTATATTGGAGGTGAGCTTGCCAAGGGTCAATTTGATCCTACAGTTGGACTTGCTTTACATGAAGCATCACATATTGTAAAGTCTGATTTTGCCTTAATCAAGACTATCTGGGGGAAGCTTCCAAAGAAAATCAGCGAAGCTGCCAATGGAAAATTCACCAATAATGAACTTTCCGAACTTTGTAAGTTTGTTTTGAATGTCGTAGAGGATCGTTATATCGATGCTTGGGCGTATTATACTGCGCCGGGCTATCGTGGATACTATGATGCATTATATAATCGTTATTTTAATCTTCCTGATATTGGTCATGGATTGAAGTCTCAATCGTATCGCACACCCACTGTAAAGAACTACAAGTTTCGCTTCACAAATCTTGTGAACAAGAATACTGACTTGGATGCGCTACCAAGATTGCGAAAGATTGCAACTATGCTTGACTTGCATAATATTCTTCGTGATGAAATGTCTACGCCGCAAAAGCGGTTGGAACTTTCGTTTGACATTGCATATGAAATCATTTCCAGCGCTGTTAATGACAAGCAGGAAAAGAAAGAAGACAATACTTCAGAAGAAACTGGATCGGATAATAACGAATTTTCAGAGGACGATTCCAACAACGATGGTGATAATACCAATAACGGCAACTCGGATGATGATTCGGTTGATGATATTTTGGGAGGAACGGACGGATCTTCCTCACAAAAACAAGAATCTAAGGATGAAATTACCGAAGACGAAGATTCTGATTTGTCCAAAAATAAAAAAGAAAAAATTGAAAAACTGATCAAGAAGCAGGAAGATCTTATCAATCGAACCAACATCAAGTCTCCATTTGATATCAAGACGCTCAACAAGCTGCAATCATTGGAGAAGAGTGGAGTTAATATTGTTCCCGTTGGTAAGGAGGAAGGTGTGCCTTCTGTTGATTGTATTGTTGTGAATAATCTCACAAGAGAACTTATGGAAAGTTCGGACTTTCCATATAAGTCTAATTTCAGAACCACCGCAGAAAACCCAATGTCGGCAAGAGGAGTTCGAGAAGGGGTTGTTTTGGGAGCAATGCTAGGTCGTAGATTGCAGATCAGATCTGAAATTAAAACCACAAAGTTTACTCGTTTGGAAAAAGGAAAAATTGATCGTCGTATTATTTCCGCACTTGGATACCAAGGAGAGAATCTTTTTTACCAAACTCATGTAGACAAATATAAGAATATACATTTGCATATTTCCGTAGATGCATCTTCTTCCATGCAAATTAAGTGGGAAAAGACCATGACCACATTGGTAGCAATTGCTAAAGCGGCCTCCATGATCAACAATGTCAGTGTTAGTATTTCATTTAGAAGTGGAGTTTATATCTCCAAAAATAGAAATTCAGAAGTTCCATATGTTGTTATTGCTTACGATTCTCGTAAAGACAAGTTTAGCAAGATTACACAACTGTTTCCATTGCTTTATCCTAATGGATCAACACCAGAAGGTCTTGCTTTTCAAGCAATTATGGATCATATTCCCCACTCCAATTATGAGATGGACAGCTATTTTGTGAATTTGTCCGATGGTGAACCTGCATTTAATCCGGGATATTTTGGTGAGATTGCTGCAAGACATACTCGCAAGCAAGTATCTAAGATGACTGGAAATGGTGTAGAAGTAATCAGTTATTACTTGGAAAGCGATCAAGTGCAATCGCCTGTTAATTTTAAACTTTTTAAAACAATGTATGGCAAAGATGCACAATTCATTGATGTTAAGAATGTTGTGAAAATCGCGCATACACTCAATTCCAAGTTTTTGTCTAAGGAAAATAATTGAGCTTTTTCATAAAAAGTAGTTGACATATTATATACTTCGTGTATAGTGGTTGTATCTTAATTAGAGCACATATTATGATCATCACCGACACAACATCCACTCTCGTCGTCAGCAACGTCGCCGCCGCACCTAGCCGATTCAAGATCAAGGCAAGTGCCAAGGCGTTCAAGATTCTTTCTGGCTTTTACAGCGAGCCTATTCTAGCTATTCCTCGTGAACTTGGCGCAAATGCTTGGGACAGTCATGTCAAGGCTCGAAATACAAACAAGATGTTTGAAGTTCATGCTCCCAATACTCTTGAACCTTGGTTTGCTATTCGTGACTTTGGTACTGGTCTTAGTCCCGAGGACATTGACACCATTTATACCACATATTTTGAGTCTACCAAGACAACTGATAATGATAGTGATGGTTGTATGGGTCTAGGCAGCAAGACTCCCTTTAATTACACTGACAATTTCAATGTTACTTCTTTCTACAATGGTAAGAAGCATGTCTATAACTGTTTCATTGATGAAACAGGTTCGCCTAATATCATGCAGATCGCATCTGTTGATACCACTGAACACAGTGGGTTGGAAATCAAGTTTGGTGTAAAGATTGCCGACATCAGCATGTGGATCGATAAGATCTCTCGTGCATATGAACCGTTCCGTTATCGTCCTATTATCAAGGGTGCCAACATCAAGTATCCTGAACGTAAGTATATCTATCAGGGTACTGGTTGGGCCATGCGTGAAAATAGAGATCACACTCACGTGTCTTATGCTTTCATGGGAAATTATTGCTATCCCATTTCAAGCACTATCATCGCCAATATGCTTTACAAGAATGATGGAGATCATAAATACGCTTCGTTGACGCATTATGGAAATTTTGATTTCTTCTTTGATATTGGTGATCTTGAAGTTGCACCAAATAAGGAACAGCTTCAGTATGACGATACCAGCAACAAAACCGCCAACGCGATCATCGCCGCACTCAAGATTGCTCGCAATGAACTTGAAGCCGCAGTAAAGAAGAATATTGAAATTCCCAACACACGCTGGGAGGCTATGGGTATGTACCTCAAGTACAATTCTCATAACAGTGCTCATCACGCCGTTCGCAGCATCCTTGGGGATATTCCTATTTACTTTAATGGTGTCAAAGTTGATGCCGGTGGATTTAGTTTTTCTTCATCTTTCAATACTGCAAACCTTTTGGTAGACAAGAAGAATGAACCTCATGTTTTTGATGTGCTACATCTCGAAGGTCGTGTCGTCCAAAAGTTTAAGAGAACTTCTACACTGTACACCAGTATCGACAAAGAAGTGTTGGTATATTATACCAACGAAGCGTCTATCAAGAAGGCTAGAGCGATGCACCATATTCGTAGCAATGGTTTCATGGAAAAGCGTAATATCTTTGTATTCATCGATACTTCTTCTGGCGCAAAGAATGTTCACGCATTAACTAATCATTTTGGTTGGAGCAAATCACAGGTAATTAATATTGAATCTTTGCCAAAGCCTCCTCCTACTCCACGTGAAAAGAAGACGGCAGCGACCAACGAGGTACATACATGTGCGCTTGCTCAAATGTCCTATTATATCAATGCGTCGAAAAATTCTCGTTATTCCGTTCCGCGTCTTGGTTGGACACATACACCCGCCACATTTAATGGCGCTGAAACATATTATTATGTTGATTTTCTATACAACGATCCTGTTTGGAATAATAACCCAATCGGTAATGAACAATTGACAGAAATTGTACATATGTTTGTCAAAGCTAATCTTCATGGCACTGCGGACCAAATCTATGGCATCAACAAGAAGAATCAACATCTTCTTAAGGTTGGGAATTGGGTCAACATTATTGATCTTGTGAAATCCAAGGTCATTGATACCAACAAGTCTCAATATGAGAACTATGTTTATATGGTAAATGAGTTTGAAAAGTTTAAAACTTGCAGTTATCTTCACAATAAGTTGTATGTCAATAAGGATATCATTCGCGGTGTCAAATCAGATGCTACCAAGAAACTTTTGAGCGATTTTGTTGAGACTTATAATTTTCTGAGCAACAATGCAAACTCTGCTTGTTCTGATATTATGCGACTATTCAATGTATCTGCGGTGTGTCATATCGCACTTAATTGTGATCTTAATAAATTCAATGAAACCGTGACCAAGAAATATATGAAGGTACTTGAGTTGGGAACTGGATATGGCGAGACTGCTTCCATTTATTATAATATCATCAACTATGTTGATGAAAAGTCCTAAAATATATAGTTGACAAAACATAAAATATCTGCATAGTATATAACCATCTTAATCAAACTAATCAAATCTTATGAGTAATACACAAAACATCCCGTATGTAATCAAGACAAATGGTTCCGTAACACTCTATCTAAACGATGAGTGTCTTACTGTGGCTACTGACCACCCCAACTACAATAAGATCATTGACGCTATCAAGAGCAATGATTTTAGTCAGATCGAAACTCTTGTTAATGTAGCAAAGGCCGTGACCCAATATACCTCTGGTCGCGTCAAGATCATCAATGGCGAGATCTTTTACGGCGATTTTGCTGTTCATAATACTCTTACCGACCGTATCATTAAGATGATGGGTGAAGGTTTCAAGTTTGATCACATGATCAAGTTTCTTGAAAATCTCATGCAGAATAGCAGCAAGCGTGCGGTCGATGAGACATATTGGTTCCTTGAGAACTATGGTCTTCCTATCACAGATGACGGATGCTTCATTGCTTATAAGGCAGTTCGTAATAACTACACTGATATCTATAGTGGCAAGTTTAACAACACGATTGGTAGCGTTGTGAGCATGTCTCGTAATCAAGTTGATGACAACTATGGCATCGATTGTAGTCATGGTCTTCACGTTGGTGCTCTTGATTATGTCGTAGGATATGGCCACTTTGTCAAGGGCCAGCCGATTGCCGACGGTGGCAATCGACTTCTGCTAGTAAAGGTTAACCCCAAGGACGTTGTTAGCGTTCCTAAGTACGAGGGCCACACCAAGATGCGTGTATGCGAATATACCGTGGTTTCTGAAATCAAGGATGTTGTAAAGGAACTCGACAAGGTTGTTTATACGAGTAATGCACAATCGTTTGAGCCTGATTATAACAACGGGTCTGATGACCAAAGTGGTAACTGGGACAGTGATTGTTCCGATAAATCCGATGATTTCTGCGATGACTCCATGTGTGACTGTGAGCGCGAGGATGAATACAAGGAAGGTTACGACCGAGGGTCTCATGATCGAAACTTTGGATTGGAGTATCAAACCAATCTTCATTCTAATGCAACCGATGCGTATAAAAATGGATACGACGACGGTTTCAATGATGTCTTATAATTTGGGTAAAGAATAAGTTAAATATTAACAAATAAACAAATAAAACATATGAGTAATGATAAAACAAATAAGAAGAATGCACTGACCATTGATTGGCCCACAAGCCATTTTACCATCGATGATGTGCAAGGTAAGTATCCTGATGTTGTAAACATCACACTGCGCTTTCGAGTTAAGAAGGCAGTTGAAAGCAAGGAGATCGTGTCGATTGGAAAGATCAAACCTGCCATCGGTCGTCCGAAGCTCGTGTTTGCTCGTGCAAACCCCAGCAAGGAATTGATTGAAGCTGCAAAGTCCGCTGGAGTATTGTTCGGCGATGAACCCAAGGCGGCGATTACCGTGGCAGAAGTAAAGTCTGATAATAAAATCAAGACTATTATTCCAACAGAGCAGAGCACAACTGCAACTGTGACTGCCTCCTAATACATAAGGAATACTTGTGTAAAAACCGTTGGGACAAAAATCCCAACGGTTTTCTATTTATATATATGGATCAAAGACCAACATCATACAAGAAAATTTCAAGCACTGATACAATATTTTTTGTGTTTGAAATTAGTACATCTAAGTTTGTATTATATGACTCTGGTTTGGGCGATCCTATTAAATATGGCAGTCAAAAGTTGATTCTGGGAGAATTGGATAAGCAAGCAAAAGATGCACTGAATAAAACACGAAACACATTCAAAGTGTATTGGATGGTACGAGATGCGGTAAAAGGATGGAAAGAAAGTAATCAAAAGCCAAAAGGATACTCGGCCAACGGAATTCTGGACAAATTTCCAAAACCAAATAGCAATTCTTCAAACATAAAAACGCCACGGTTAAAGAAAATTTCTCTTGATGAAAAACAATTTTACTGGTTTGAATATAGTGCAGGGCAGCATATTGTATATGATTCAGACATGGGAACGCCTGTATCATATGGTAATGTTGGATTTGTTAATAAAACATTCAACAACATAGACAAATATATACGGGATGGAGTGCAATCAAAATATATACTTTGGTATTTTAAAAGAAACAGCGATGAAGATATTTGGGAACATAAACAGGTACCAAGAATTCCAAATTGGAAAGTTGAAGCAAAAGATAAACGAGAGACGATGAGCGAGAAGAAAAAAGAAAAAGAAGAGGACAAAAGAGTTGACGAAATGTAAATATTTGTCTAATGTTTTACTCGACTGCTATCATGCCAAGTCCCAATGATATTACATTTATAATACCAGTATACGATCTTAAGGAAGACCGTATTGAGAATCTTAAGTTCATACTCCCATATATCCAGTCCACTGGATGTAGAATACTTGTAGTTGAACAGATCGAAAACGATACTTCAAACCTGTTCGAAATTCTTTCTAAGTTTAGTAAAGTTGAGCATATATTATTTAAGACTCCAGAGAAGCGATTTCATAAAACAGGAATAATAAATCATGCAGTTTTACAACACGTGCATACAAAATATGCATGGGTGAACGATGTAGATTATTATATGAGGTTTAAGTCGGTTTTTGAACATGACTGGACAGCATCTTTTATACAACCATATGAGATTGCAAAAAAACTAAATCAAAGAGATAGTGATATTATTCGTTCTGGAAAAAAATTAGATGTAAATTTCTCAGACGACAGAGTGAAATATATTTCCATGTATGGAGCATTGTCTTTTATATTCGAGGTAAGTACGTTTATTTCGATGGGCGCTATGGATGAATCGATATACGGATGGGGGTATGAGGATATGGAACTAGCAAAGCGGGTGAACGAGCAATCCAAAGTTCAGAAAATAGATATAAAGGGAATTCATCTATGGCATCCGACGGAATTGGAAAAAAAGAAAGATATGGCAGTAGTTACCTGTCATTTCAATTGGTGTAATTACAAAAATACGGCAAAAAATTTAAACAGGTTTATTAGAAATATGGAATTGAAGTCAGTTCCATTGTTTGGAATAGAGCTTTCCGAGACTGATAAATTTGTTACGATGGGTCTAGAGGGATGGACACAGATATTGATAAGCAAAGAAAACGTTTGCTTTCAAAAAGAAGCATGTATAAATTTAGCTGTCCAAGAATTGGTTCCAAAATCTTACAAGAAGATTGCATGGATAGATGCGGATCTAGAGTTTTTGAATGCAAATTGGTACGACGAGGCAAGTAAAGCACTGGATGAACATAAACTTATACAGTTATATTCCAACTATTTATATACCGACGAAAATGAAAAAGTTGTTGGAAACAAGAATTCGATCATGAAGAATTGCGGGGTATCGGGGGAGATTGGTTTAACAGGTCTTCCGGGAGGAGCGTGGGCGGCTTTGAGGGAATTGTGGAATAACGGAGGATTGTACCCTTATTGTTTTGTGGGAGGAGGCGATGTTGCATTTATTGCATCTGTGCTCGGATTTGAAAATCAAATTCCAATACGAAATATAATTGGAATATATGGAAAAAATGAAAATTGTGAAAAATTCCAGATATGGAAAGCGGCGGTTACAAAATACATAGACAAAAAAGTGGCGTGTTTGGACGGAGATGTAATTCATGGGTGGCATGGGGAATTTCACAATAGAAAATATAATCATAGATGGAATATATATTCCGATATAAACATTGATAATAACGTATCAATTGGAGAAAAAGGCTTGATAGAATTCTCTAATGTGAGTCAAGAATTTTATAAAAAAATAAATTCTTACTTTCGCAACCGAAAAGAAGACGGCGAATCACAAACAAGCAATAAGATAGTAGTATACACTTGTATTACCGGCGGATATGACTATTTGAAAGAGATTCAGTCTCCAAATCCAAACATTGATTATGTGTGTTTTTCGGACAAACCCATCACAAGCAAAACGTGGAAAATAAAAGAAATTCCCGGTATGCTAAATTTGCTATCGAAGCAAAAGATTGCCAGATGTTTAAAAATAATGCCGCATCTTTTTTTGAGCGAATATGATGTTTCGGTTTGGATAGATGGTAGTATTGAAGTTCTTAGAGATACAAATGAGTTTATATCTAAAAGTATGAATGGTTACTTCTCCATATCAAAACATCCGCTTAGAAATTGTATATACGAAGAAGCTGTAGCAGTTCTGCATCGACAAAAAGACCTTGCTGACACGGTAGTAAGTCAGATTCTTCGATACAAAGAACTTGGATATCCTAAGAATCATGGTTTAATTCAAAGTGGAATTATAGTTAGAAAGCATAACACTATTGAATGTAAAAAACTCTGTGAGGACTGGTGGAAAGAAGTGTTGGTCGGCTCATGTCGAGATCAACTATCGTTCAATTTTGTGATATGGAACAAGCTCGCAAAGATTGAAGTATTCGATCCGATTGAATTTTCCGGAAAATATTTTCAATTGTGGAAACATTCAAATGCTGAAATTGAAAAATTTAAACAGCCATTGTCGGAAGTTTGCATTAAAAATTATATCGACGGAATAAAAGTATGATATATTATTCTATACCATATAGTACTGAAAAAAACATTGGTAAATATTACAATGATGTAATGAAAACAATTCCCAGTGATCAAGATTTTTCTTGTTTTGTAGATGGAGATACCATATTTACCACTCCATTTTACGGATATACCATTGAAAATGTAATCGAGCAAAACCCAAATATATCTTGCTATACTTGTTACACAAACCGAGTATATTGCCCCGAGCAAATTGCTCCGGGTGTTGATACCAAATCAAATGATATGGCATATCATAGGAATTTTGGACTGATGATGGAGTCCATATATGGTACTTCATGTGAAGATATTACAAAAACAAAAAGTGGAAACTTAATGAGTGGTTGTATGATTCTGATCCAAAAGCGCCTTTGGAAAAAAATTGGAGGATTTTTGGAGAATGGAATGCTGGGAGTTGACACCGACTTGCATACGAAAGTAATAAAATCAAACGAGAAATTATATTTGATGCGAGGAGTTTACTTATATCATTGGTATCGATGGCCAAATTATAAAGATAAATCTCATTTATTATGAATATAGATAGTATTTTTACCGCTAAAGAAATCTACGATGGTATTATACGGTGCTTGAAAGATAAAACCCCATACTCTCTCTTAAGAGTAGGAGACGGAGAAACTATAGCAATGTGCCCTGAAAAAATAGAATGGCAAGAAAACTATAAAAGAGTTTGTAATAATCATTTAGGACACGTGCTACAGTATACGGAAAAAATAGAAATAAAAGAAATTATTGAAGATGCTATAGTTAATAGTAATGTTTTAGGTTTAGCCCCGCAGAAACATAGAGAAACTAATGAATTTTGGGACGCGCAGCATTTATTAGTTAACAAGATACAGTTACAGCATAACATTCAAACTAATAATACTAAGTACTGCTCTTTAGATATACACTTAGATTTACTACAATACGGGCTTTTGTATAAAATTCTCGCAAAAATTAATAATGTTGTTATAATTTCTAGTCGAGATTTAAAAGATGATTTTCTTAAAAGATTTCCTCATTTAGAAAATATTGAGTATTATTTAGTACCAGGAGAGCATATATACGAACAAACACCATCTGAAAACACTCTATACCCTACAATTTATAAAAATATTATAGAAAAAATTTATGAAAAAGATAGGAGAGGGCAAATTTGTTTATTCGGCGCAGGGTTTATAGGCAAAGGGTTCGGTAATCATTTTAAAAAAGCTGGAGGCATTGCAATAGATATCGGAAGCGTATTCGACTTGTGGGCTGGTAAACGTACTAGAGGGGAAGGTAAAAGCAATACAGCAGTAAATTTAAATTTTATATTAAACCCTATTAAAATTAAAGAAATAGCTAGAGGATTAAGAGCTTCAAAAATAAAAGGGCATATTATAGCTCAACATAAAGATTTTCAAAAAGTATTTAACCCGTTTTTAAAATTACATAAATTCACTCATATTCTTGAAATAGGTACCTATCGAGGTGGATTTACAATGTATTTAAAATTACGCTGTCCCTTAAACCCTAAAATACTTTCTTATGATATAGAAGAACAGCCGGAATATGCTGCTCTTAGAAGAGAAAGTATAGATGTTAAAATAAAAAATATTTTTGATAAAACTTATAGCGAAGTAATTGATGATTATGCCTTAAATTTTTTAAAAGAGCCCGGACGTAAACTTATACTTTGCGACGGCGGGGATAAAGCCGCAGAATTTAACTGTTTAAGTAATTATCTTAACCCCGGAGATTTTATTATGGCGCATGATTACTGTCTTTCTGAAAAGTACTTCAAAGACGTAGTACAGGGTAATATATGGAATAGTTGTGAAATTATCGAAGAAGATATATTTCACTCTTCCGTAAGAAATAAACTATTGCATTACAATTTTAATGACTTTCAACAAATTGCTTGGTTATGCAAAACAAAACTGAAATAGATATAATCATCGGCGCTGGAGAAATAGGCTCTGCATTGTTTAAAGTGCTGAATAAAGTTTACGATGTAAAGATTCGCGATTTGGAAGATATAGAAATCTCCGATGAAATAAATGTGATGCATATATGTTTTCCATACAATAAAAAATTTGTAAGAACCGTAAATCAGTATAAAAAAATATATAATCCAAAATATGTCGTAATACATTCAACGGTACCAGTCGGAACCAGTGATAAATGTGATGCATATTATTCACCAGTACGAGGAATACATCCGCACTTGGAAAAAAGTCTGACCACGTTTGTAAAATATCTCGCTCCAAAAAATAAATTTCTTTTCAATTATTTTAATCAAGCGGGTATACAGACAGAGCAAACGTATAAAACACAAACTTTGGAAGTGATGAAATTGTATTGTACTACGTTATATGCTTTAAATGTAATAGCCGAAAAAGAAATATGGAAATATTGCAAAGATAATGGTTTAGATTTTGGTATAGTATACACTAAATGTAACAGAACATATAACGAAGGATATGAAAAACTGGGGTTCCCACAGTATAGTAAATACGTACTGAATCACAAGGATGGAAAAATTGGAGGACATTGTCTGATACCTAATTGTAAATTGCTGAATACGGACATTGCCAATTTTGTATTGAAACAAAATAATAAATTATGAATATCGAAGTGATGAATCCCGATGATGTATATCTATGCATCAACCATCAGACCATATTTTATAATAAATTGCAAATCTAAGACATAAATCTAATTCTCAACGGTAAATACGGTAATTTATTATATACTTATAGTGATACATGGACATTATACTCAAAGCCAGTTTAGATTCAAAAGGAAACCCAAATGGTGTAATTGATGCACCCAAAGCTGCGCTATTCTATAAAACTGGAAGTTTTTACAAGATAAATTACAGCGGTTCTAATTCAACGAACTGGGAGCAGGTATATATCAATTCGTTGGGTATATCAAGTTTTGCTGTAACATTGGAGGATATAAGAGTTCAAACAGTAGAGACTGGTTCATTCTTGTATCTAAAAACTACAAATATTGGAAATTTATATGGTTGGGTGTTATTGGCGACCAAAACTCCATTTGTTCCGACTACACCAACCCCAACACCAACCCCTACATTAACACTTACTCCTACACCAACACCAACCGCAACACTTACTCCTACACCCAGCCCTACACCAACTTCTACACCAAGTCCAACCCCAACAAATACACCAACGTCAACTCCTACCAACACACCGAGACCGACTAGAACGCCAACGCCGACACTAGCACCTACGCCAACGTCAACACCTACACCAGCGCCAACATCAACCCCAGCACCTACGCCAACGTCAACACCTACGCCAGCACCAACATCAACGCCAGCACCAACGGCAACGCCAGCACCAACGTCAACACCTACGCCAGCGCCAACGTCAACGCCAGCACCAACGTAAACACCAGCACCAACATCAACGCCAGCACCGACGGTAACGTCAACGCCAACACCAACGCCAGCACCAACGTCAACACCAGCACCAACATCAACGCCAGCACCAACGGTAACGTCAACGCCAACACCAACGCCTACAATTTATGCAGGATTTGCGATCAATAAAGCAAACGGAGTTGAATCTTTTCCATAAGACTTGACAAATTTCAAAAATCAAATAATTGTTACAAGATATGAACAAGCCTATATTAGCAGTTATGATTGGTATAAGTGGATCCGGAAAGAGCACATATGCAAATGGATTAAAGACATCACTAAACGCACAACTTGTTGAAACTGATGCTATTAGAGAAGAACTTACTGGAAACTCCGAGGATCAAAGCCAGAATGCAAAAGTTTTTGAAATTGCACGCAAGCGTGTAAATGATTATTTGGCACAAGGTAAGAACACAATAATTGATGCTACAAGTCTTACCATAAGAGATCGTAAAGATTGGATCGAAATCGGCAAAGCAAATAATGCCGAAGTTCGTGCATATTTCATTGATACTCCCATAAGTATTTGCAAATCACAGAATAGTAAGCGTGCAAGAAAAGTGCCAGAATGGGTAATAGACAAGCAAGCAAACAAATTATATTCTCCCACAAGGATTGAAGGATTTGACGGCGTCACTGTGATATGAGTTGACAACTGTGTTGGTTGTGCTAATCTGTTTACGTGTATCAAGCTATCTATACGGACAAAAAGACCAGCGCCGTTCATCTATGGGACGATGAACACGGCTACACTTCTTTCAAGTATCGCCCACATGCATACAAGAAATCAAGGGATGGAAAATATACTTCCATTTATGGAGACAAGCTTGAGCGCATAGAAAAGTTTAATCCACGCGACCCAAAGCTATTTGAAGCGGATGTTCCTTGGGATACAAAAGTATTGATTGATGCATATTCCGACAGCGATGATGTATCCAAAAATCATAGACTCGCCGTGCTTGACATTGAAGTGGATAGCACTGGCGGATATCCAAACGTTCAAGATCCAAAGCAGAAGATAACGGCTATTGCACTATATGACGGCGCAAAGAATGTGTATCATTGCTTTGTTCTTGATGAAGATGGTGCAGTAAAGGATGAAACAAAGAATGACCAAATTATCACAGCATATCTTGCAGAAGAAGATTTGCTCAATGCATTCTTGACCAAGTGGGACCAGATCAAGCCCACTATCTGCACAGGATGGAACATTGATGGTTTTGACTTTCCATACTTACATGCTCGTCTTGTAAAAGTTGTTGGTGAAGAAACTGCCAATAAGCTTAGTTCAATTGGTATTTGCTATTGGAACAAATACAAGAACAAGATGACAATTGCCGGTGTTAACTGTCTCGACTATCTTCTTCTTTACAAGAAATACAGCGGCAAGAGTCTTCCCAACTATCGATTGGATACTGTTGCCAAGGAAGAACTAAAGATTGGTAAGGTTGAGTTTGAAGGATCGTTGGACAATCTTAAGAAGACAGACATCAACAAGTTCATCGAATACAACTTGCATGACGTTATTCTTGTCAAGAAGATGAACGACCTGTTGCAATTTATTGAACTTGCACAGAGTATTTGTCATGTTTGTCACACGGGATATGAAGAGTTCAGTGTATCATCCAAGATTCTTGAAGGAGCGTTGCTAACATATCTGCGTAGAAAGAAGCTTGTTGCACCAAATAAGAAAGCTCCAGAACAAGATGCGGATAGGGATGATGACTTGGACGATGATGTTGGGTTTGAAGGCGCATATGTAAAAGATCCAATTCCCGGCAGATACGATTGGATTTGTTCTGCCGACATCAACTCGCTGTATCCAAGTGTGATTATGTCTCTTAATATCAGTCCCGAGACAAAGCTTGGTGTAATCAAAAACTGGGAACCAGAGAACCTTGTCAAGAAGTCTGACGAAAAGATTCATTTTGACAATGAAGTGTATACCTACGAAGATTTCTCTCAGTTCATCGTAGATAATAATTTGGCAGTAAGCGCGAATGGTGTTGTATATGACCAAAAGAAACTGGGCTGTGTACCCGACATTCTTAAGAAATGGTTTACCGAACGTAAAGAATTTCAAGGTAAGATGCGAGATGCCGACAAGGTAGGAGATAAAGTTGGATATGCATTTTGGAAGCGCCGTCAACAAGTACAAAAGATTCTTCTTAACTCTCTATACGGTGTGCTCGGTCTGCCAATCTTTAGATTCTATGATTTGGATAATGCCTCCGCCGTCACATTGACTGGTCAAGAAATCATTAAGACCAGCGCCAGATTTGTAAATAATAAATTCAACAAGCGTTGTAATACAAGAGACAAAGACTATGTCGTGTATATCGACACGGATTCATTGTATCTTGATATTAATTCGCTTGCCATTTATGAGAAAATAACAGATATAAAGCCATTTGCCATCAAGACCATTGGTGAAGTATCCGAAGATCTCAACAACTTCTATAAGATAATGATGGTGAAGTTTTTCAACTCCACCGACAATAGAATCAAGATTGCATCGGATGTTGTGGCACAGTCTGCATTTTGGGTAGTAAAGAAGAGATATGCTATGTTGAAAGTATACAACATGGAACTGAACAAGGACATCAATGATATTGAAATCAAAGGTCTTGATGTTGTTCGCTCAAGCTATCCAAAGAAGTTCAGAGATTTCATGAAAGGCATCTTAACTGATATTCTAAAGGGAGTGCCAAATGAACAAGTAAACAAGAAGATTGTTGAATTCAAGAGCAAAATGAATGAGTTTGCTATCGAAGATATCGCCAAGAATACTTCAGTAAAATTCATAAGTAACACAGAAGCACATACCAACTTTAATCCGAATAGCCGAGAATTATTTCAGTTTATTGACGGATCAACCGCACAATGCAAAGCTGCGCTTGCATACAATGATATGCTCAAGAAGCATAATCTATCCGAGACAGAGCCTATTATGCATGGTGGTAAAATCAAGTGGGTATATCTTAAGAGCAATTCATATGGACTCGACGGTATGGCATTCAAGGATGATGGTAAGGATCCAAAAGAGATTATGAATTTCATCAACAACAATATTGACCGCAATCGTATCTGGGATGCGGAGTTGGAAAAGAAAATTGCAGATTTCTATACAGCAATGAGATGGCAAATGTATAGTGAAAATGCTGCCGCGATTGATGAGTTCTTTAGTTTCTGATTTGACAGGTCTATACTTTTCTGCCAATATTATAAGCATATGAATAAAACAAATCTGTTAAAGTTCATTGAACTATACAACCTCAATGGTACTGTTGAACGTGTCAAGCTTGAGTCTGATGGTAAACATCTAAAAACTGGAATCATCGCTGATGATCGTACAATGGCGGGTAATGTAAAATTCAATGGACTTGAAATCGAAAAGGGTGAATATTGTATTCACGATACTCAACAGTTCAAAAAGATGCTTGGTATTTTGGACGAAGAGATACAAGTCTCCGTAAATAAAATGGACGACGATAGAGCAGTCAGTCTTTCTGTATCAGACAACAATACAGAGTCGCTTGTTATTCTTGCAGACAGTTCTGTTATTCCCAAGGTTCCTACGGTAAAGAGCGATGGTAATTTTGACCTTGAAATTGAACTGACGGAGGATTTCATTGAGCGATTTGTAAGGGCTAAGAATGCTCTTCCTGATGTAACTGCGTTCACACTTGGTATGAACAAGAAAGGAGATAAGGTTGAATTGGTGATTGGAGATGGAGATACAAACACAAATCGTGTGAGAATGGAAATCAAGCCTGTTGATGGAAAAGACAAGCCATCCAATTCAATTAGTTTCAACGCCAATTACTTCAAGGAAATTCTACTCAAGAATCGTGGATCGGCTGGTTCTGTTCTCAAGGTTAATTCCAACGGACTTGCGTCTGTAAATTTCAAAACACCTGAATACGAGGCCAATTATTATTTGGTCAAGATCAACAAATAAAAACACCATGAGCTTTCTAATTGAAGAACAACCCGAACAAGAAGTTCGTCATCATACTATTTGGGCAGAAAAATATCGTCCAAGCAAACTGGAAGATTATGTTGGCAACGACACTCTCAAGAATAAGGTGGCACAGTATATCGAAACCAATGACATTCCGCATCTGCTTTTGTATGGCAGCGCAGGAACAGGTAAGACCACACTTGCCAAGCTGATTACAAGTAGCATCAAATGCGATGTGTTATATATCAATGCATCTGATGAGAATGGTATTGAAACCATCCGAGTTAAGATCAAGAACTTTGCATGTAACATCGGATTCAATCCTCTCAAGGTCATCATTCTCGATGAAGCTGATTACTTTACTCCCGCTGCTCAAGCTGGATTAAGAAACATGATGGAAACATTCAGCGAGCATACCAGATTCATTCTTACCTGTAATTTTCACGAGCGAATCATTGAGCCTATTCATTCTCGGTGTCAATCCTTCGGAGTCATGCCTCCGAGTAAAAAGGATGTCGCCGCCAATCTTGTGAACATTCTGAAAAATGAAAATGTATCATTTGACAAGGATGGTGTAGTGCTTCTTGTCAACACTCATTATCCAGATATTCGCGCCGTGATTAATACCGCTCAACGAAATGTTGTACATGGTGAATTAAAGTTGGCCAAAGAAGATATTCTTGAGGGTGATGTAAAAGCAAAGATCATTGAAATGCTCAAGATCGACGACACGCATGAAGCATTCACAGCAATCCGTCAACTTCTTGCCGACAATAATATCAGAAACTTTGCAGACTTCTACACAGTATTGTTTGAAAAAGTGGATGATTATGCCCCGAATAAGACTGCGGAAGTTATAGTTATACTTGCAGACGGACAATTTCAGGACGCTTCTGTGGTGGACAAGGAGATTTGCTTCATGTCCACAATAATCAAGATCTTAAAATCAATCAAATAACATATGTACTCGGCAATTGTATTGGATGAAGCTTCACAATTGAAGTTGGAAAAATTGGTAGAAGATGTTAAAGTTAACGGCGTGAAACTTTCATTGCTAGTAAGAGACAGTGGATGGAAGATGTATAATCACCACATGACAATAAACATGGGCGAGTTGCCAAATTACTTGAAGCAGTATTTGGGAACAAAGCAAAAGCTTGAAGCTACTCATGTAGGAACTAGTCCAATGGCAGTTGCGGTTCGTGTAACTGGATTTGAAAGTAAAAATAAAATTCCACACGTTACTATGGCTGTTAATATCGAGAATGGTGGCAAGCCAGTAATGAGTAACGATATAAAGGAGTGGAAAGCTCTTGAGACTCCTATCAAGTTGAGTGGAGAAGTAAAAGAAGTCTAATGAAAATTACAGACGCTGTGTTCTTCACAGACAACAAGGTAGTGCGCCTCGAAGTTGGTGAAAAGAAGTATTATCTAACTGATGCCGGTAAGGTATATGACATGCATCCTAGCAATGTTATGGCAGAAGAATATAAGGGTGATGAACTCAAAAAAATCAAAGCAGCCGCAAAAGTTGGTGGATATAAAAACGATAAAGAAGTGAAAGAGTGGTTATAAACATATTTTAAATCATAGTTATTTGTTGAAGTCCCGCATGGTGTGGGCTAGACAACTAAATAAGAAAGGTTTGATATATGCAAAACAACGGCATTGAAATGACCGTCCATGTAAATGGACGTAGTGTAAAGGAATATACTCATCAAGGAATGAGTTTTATCGAAGCAAGGGATGGTACGAACTATACCATAAAATTGAAGAACAATACTGGCAACCGAACAATGGTTGTTGTATCTGTCGATGGATTGGATGTAGTGAGCGGAAAAAACGCCGCCGAAACAGACACAGGATATATCATTGATGCATATGATACTATTGAAATCAAAGGATATAGAATTAGCGACAATGACTCTGCTGCATTTGTGTTTACAGGCAAAGGCAAGAGCTATGTTCAAAATGTAAAGGGAGATGCACAAAACTGTGGTGTGATTGGAGTAAGAGCTTTTCGTGAAAAAGAATTAGTCAATGTTGTTACATTGCCATATATATCATCTGCAACATATACAACCGTTCCATATACTGTTCAACCCGTCACATACACAAGCAATACAAACCCAAATTTAATCAACGCAACTTGTGACTCTTGGTCAGCCGCATCTGTACCAACATCATATAATTGTTATGTGAATAGTAGTGCTCCTATCCGCAATCTATCAACATTAAATGTATTAAGGTCAACTAACTTTGATACTGGAACTGGGTGGGGACAGAAGCAAGAAGACAAAGTTAAAAGAGTAAGTTTTGATAAGGGAGTAATGGTTTGTGAAATGACAATGTATTATGCTAGCAAGGACGCTCTTGTTGAAATGGGAGTGGAGGTAAAACCAAAGAAGCAGGTAGGAATGCCACAAGCGTTTGGAAATTATTGCACTCCACCAAAAGGTTGGAACGGTTAATAAAAGTAGTTGACATCGGTCCATAATAATGTATAGTGATCTATTATGGACCGTAAACTCGCTTCTATACAGAAAATAACGGAAATCCTACCCATTGAAGGTGCGGACAAGATTGTTTGTGTAAAAATTCTTGGATGGCAATGTGTAGCATTGAAGACGGAATTCAAAGTCAATGACCTCTGTGTGTTTTTTGAAATTGACTCTGTGTTGCCAATAGCAAGTTGGAATGACCATTTGCGTAAAGAAGCAAATAAGCCGTTGCGTATTAAAACAATTCGGCTAAAAGGAACATTGAGTCAAGGACTTGCTCTACCGCTTTCTATT